AAAAGAAGAACAATGAACAATTAAAGTCACACATAATTACTACATTGCACACTTTTATAAATAATTCTAAACTAGCCCGTTACAACAGCAAATGCTGTACATTCGTACATGCAATAAAGCACATAAAATCTGAATGTATGCATAAGCGTTAACGCCAACTGTTTAGACGATATCAACACAACCAACTAAATGGCGTATGATACCTCAGTGATTGGACATATTTAACAGTCGCTGCCCAAGACCGGCCTGGTATGTAAGGCTTAATCCACTTACCTAGAGTCAAAGTGACTTGGGAATACATGGATGAAATGTGAAAAGAGCATAACATATACTACCACACAATACGCTAATTACAATGTTTACAACAAAAATAAAGAAATTGCAAACCAAACTTACCTCTGCTAGAGCATACCAAATTGGGGTCATAGACTTATGAGGCTTATTTAAAGCAAATAGTTAAAGTATAGTACTATGCAGCTGCAGCGGCACGACCTTTGATGTCAAGCCTGGGATTCCCAACCAACAATGGTGGCATTAAAACATTTCCAGCACTTTTCCATGAATTATCAAGCCGATAGAATATTTCGAATATTGCGGACTGAGAAGCTCCAGCAACCGTAAATTCTAATATCCATGTGGTTTGATTACTCCAAGATGAGCGCCACATCTCAAAACCCCTGTTGGGACCACATATGTCTATAGAAAATTCCTTTTCCCACGCATGTGGTGTAGAAACACTCCATTTCTGTGCTTCATAATGCTGAGCATTGTCAGAATTCACTAGTGACATTTGGGTATGTGATGCCCAATTGGCTCGAGTGGTAGTAACTCTCCCAGTCATAACAACTTTAACATGCAGCGTTCCACACTTCCAAGCCGCTGTGCGTAGCAAATTTGCTACTGGACTGCTGCTCAATACAGAAACTGCCCCCTCCTGGCCATCAGTAACCAGTTCAACTCCAAGAAGATCTATAGAAAATGAGAACAAACCATCTGTGGCTTGCGGTGGAGTTCCAATGCGCCAGATCTTATTCCAAACCTGCTGTGTCTGTCCAGATTGGGCAACTGCCCCTAACAAGCGCGATCCAATGATTCCTGGATTCACTCCTATGTTTTCTACAGCTTTGAGCCCGACCATCTTGATACCAAGAATAAAATCTCCTTCCACAGAAGAACTAACACCATTGTGCGTTATGGCATACAGGTAGGGGCAACCATCCTCACTGAGTTTAGTATCGGGCCTAACCTGTGTGGACCATGCCATCAAAAATTCATCCTTAGAGAAAGATATGGTCGTCCTGTCTTGCTTGTCAGAAAAGACAATTAACTTGTGGGGAAAAGCTTCAAAATTAACTGTATCATCAGAGAGATCCCCAAAGGCCACAAAAAATGCTATTGTCGCATTTATATATGGGGAGGACATCTTGATGAGTTCAAACTCAAGATCAGCCTTGAAGTAACGCCACATTGATAGTATTGCATTTGGAAGGTTCATCAAAATTGAATTCTTTGCACCTGCACCACCACCAATGGAAAGTGGCATTCTCCTCACAACCTGCGTACTTTGCTGAGGAAAGATAGCACGTCCCATCCATCTATTTAACATCATATCTGGTTCTGGATCAAAAATGGTATATATTTTTGGTACACATGCTTCCCTAGAAATATGCCAGTTTATGGTCATAAAGGTGTCTTGCAATGGCGTTCCAGTCCATCCTGTCACGCATGTGACCACACAATGGTAACCAGTTCTCTCCAAAAAAGCCAAGCTCCAGCCATCAGAACACGGGTTAGGGTTAAATGCATATTGCATAACCTTGGTGCATGATGGATTCCAGATCATGGCATCTTGTGAACACGTGGCATAGATGTCTGCAGAAGCTTTTCCTCGAATGCCACTATTGAAACAAATGGCCAATCCCAGTCCTGTATTTACAGCAGTTTCAAGCATCGCAACAACATGTATTTTTCCAGTTATTATATGTGTTCTTTGCAATGCTATTGTTGATCGGAATGATCCCTGCTGCATCACATCTGAAAGCGGTCCACTTTTGAGAACTGTACCTGCAACTAATGTTTTTGGAATCACCACCTTGGTTTGTCCAATCATGGCCCCAAGCATGGTGTCCGAAATGGTGCTTACATCATCCAAATTTCGTTTGAATAGATCAGCCCCAGATTGCAGAGTAGCATGAGTCGTGTCAAAGGTATCTTGTAAACCATCAATGTAACTCTTACTACCATCTTCTTCTAGCCTTGGCTTGTCAATCTTGTGCTCTTTTTTGCCAGAAATCATATATCGAAAACTAGAACCTTTAGAGAAAATAGCTTTGGTAGATGAGATTCTCTTAAGCACTGGTTGCCCTTCAAAGTCAAATTGGAAATCACTTTCAAGCAAATCTTTTTCAGTAGGATGATTTTGGTTATGAACCGCATAAGTCATCCTATTCAGATACTCCACAATAAATCCTTTTTCTCGTGAGAGAATTTTCTCATAGTAGGGTGTAGGAGTATAGGTGGATGTGTGCGTGACAGCATGAGCTAGCACATTCACATGCATCATCGCCAGATCTCGCCCTTGCATGAAGTCTCCATTGCTTGTTGTACACAGCAATTGAAAACGCTTATTCATGTTAGGCTCAATCTGGACCAGAGTGTCGGGAAAAGAAATCATCCTAATTGGTCGACCTCCTCTCATTGGTGCCACAAAAATACTACGAATAGCATTGTTGATATCTGTATGGCATGTATCAATTAGTAAGAAACCACCAAGAATGTTACAATCACTACTCGCAAAGCTATTCATCACGATTTCAATAGCTCCAACGTGTAATGATTTCACTTCTGAATTGGTTTCTTCAGTTGTGTAGTCAGAATTTCCTACACTTTCCTCAGTCAGTGTGATGGGCACACAGCTGGTTTGCAAACTTGGCAAGTTGGCTAATGGTATATTTTTCTTTCGATACACCTTGCACTTTCCGAGCTTGGCAATACTTGTGACAGTGGAACTGCGACCAAGATATTTTGCAATATTTGCTCGCATACCCTCGTAGATTTCATCCACATTGGGTAGGACATCTTGCATCTGCGAGTTGTGGCTATTGTTTTTCTTCCAATAATCCACAGCGCGTTTACGCAGTATGTCTGCTGGTATTCCACTTTGTTTAACCTTTTCGACTGTAGTTTCTATCTGACTAGCCATTTTCTTTGGAATGGTGTAGACGAAAAAGTCAAGGAGCAAAATAAGGTAGCTTACTTGCACAATTAGTCCTAGTTTGACCCACAGTTGAAATAATTCGTAAAAGCACTTGTAAAAGAACCCAGAATAGGGAAATGGGTCTAGTGCCAAACTCCAGTACCACTCGTGCAATTCAGCCAATTTTTTCTCAAATTTCCAAAATGCTCGGTTGCCTGTTCCAGAAAACCACCACTGTATCTCTTGATCCAACTGCTTGCACTTATAACGGAAAGTTGACATATCAATATTTTAATGCAGCTTGGTATGTCCCCAGTATCTCTGTTAAGCCTGAGATTGTTGGAATCTGATAATCAGAAAGAAGAGAGTTTTAAAGAGAAATAAAGAAAAGTAAGAGAGGAAGAATGTATCTCTTTCAAGGTATCTCGAGTACGGATTGACTCTTGAAAAGAGGGTACGAAAGCTTGTGTGCGTTTTAAGGTGGCACAAACCTCTGATTGCTTTTGTATTAAAATTTTCCTAGAAAAATTTTAATA